TTTGTATTGTATGAGCCGGTAAAGTTTGAAGGCTGGACGTAACATAATTTTTTATAATTTCGGACCCAGTTGGTGGTAAAAGACTACCGTCCGCATTTATGCCAAATATGGAATAGTAAAGGTTATCCGATATATTAGAATTCGTGTAAAGCTCTATTCCAAATCCCTTTAATGCATCACCTATTAAATCCAAAGATACACCCGTTTGAGGGTTATTTGTGTTATTGTATTTATTCGTAACGTCTTTATAGTAGACCCATATGTTATCAAAGTGCTGCCCAATCATGTATACAAACGTTTCATACGGTGCATTACTAGGATCATCCAATAGATATTGAGGAATCGAATTGATCAACATGTTTGGATTGGTCAAATCATAGTAAGATGCTGAGTATAAAATTGAAGCATTCGATCCAGACGGTACTGTTGAAGTACTGCCCAACCAATTTAATCCTAAAGAAGATGTAACTGATGCTTGTTGATAAGGTATTTGTGAATTTACTTTTGGCCACGCTAATGAAGCAGAGGTGTAATATAAATAATATTCATAAATGTCAAAATTGGTTATTATATTACTTATTGATTGACTTAAAAAACCTATAGAAGAAGATGCAACTGTGTTTCCACCCACGAGTGATCTTTGGGAATTCATTTGTGCTGTGTAAGATTCTATCAATCCTAATTTATATACAAAATTATTGATCCTTTCAGTAGCGCTTGAAAAGTGTACGAAATTTGAAAAATTTGTATAATCTACGTTTATGTTTATTGCAGAGTCCTGATAATAACTCATCATCTGATTGAACGAAGAAGTTATTGGACTTGCTATTAAATTGTTATAATTATAATACGGAGTAGTAAGGCCCAATTTTTGATTAATGTCTATTTTAAAATTTGGGCCCTTAAGAGAATTATTATTTGCTTGCGATTCTGCCTCTATTTCTATATCAACTTCGTAACTAACTGATTCAGCAATTTGATCAACTATCCAAAGTTTACTCTTTACATCTATGTCTGATGGAAGCGGTTCGTATAATTTTATTAGTAAATTAGCATTTCCAGATGAATCTGTTGTGTAAGCTACGTTTATTGCTATTATTAATTCATTATTTCCAAAATTCAAATAAAAATCTGCGAAGTAGGGTTTATTAGCTGCGTATGCTTGGTATCCATTAAAACCGTTAAGAACGTTAACATTGCTTATTGTTTGTGATGCTAAAACCAATTCAGTTCTACTTTTAGATATTTGTTTTATCCAATAATAATTCCCCTGAGAACTGTTAAAAAGGTATCTTAAAAAATTGTATTGTACTGTAGTTGATCCCCTATCAAATCCGATTGATTTTACGTAAGAGTAAGGATCCAAACTTATTGAATTGTAAGAATTTCCTTTTCCTACGCTACTTTTTGAAGGTAATGTATAATCTGTGTAATTGTAATTACTATTTAATAAATTTCCCAATTCATCGTATACAAAGGCTTCCACGTAGTCAACATTATTTCCTACAAACGATGCGTTTATAAAACTATTAGAAATCAGGGATTCATCAGTTGGACTATAAGTTTGTGTTTGAACTCCTGGTCCGTTATATATTACATTTACTAATTCCATTATTGGGTCAAGTTATTTATAGATAAATAAGTCTGACTTAGATTTATTATCTGTTCTTTTAAAGAGTTTATTTCGTCCAATAATGCTTGCTCTTGTTGCGATATTGTACTTCCTCCTATGTATTGTGAGCTTCTCTGTACTAATTCTGAATGTGAATTGGAAGATCCACTAACAGGTATGTCGTAAAATAATTGATCATAATAAGTAAAAAACTGATCTATCGATATGGTAGAGCTTCCAACAATATTTTGTGGAGTAACCAATTCGGAGAACGAAGTGTCTATTACTTTAGTATAGGTGTTAACTCCGTATACTTGTTTTGTCAAATTTACAACTTGTTGCATTATCTAACAATTTTAAAAATCAAGTCACTATCTATATTTATATTCTCTTTCGTAGAAGGAAGCATAGTTTGAATTAAAAGCTTATAATACCTTTCTGGTTCCAAACCCCCCATATATAAATTAAAATAGTTATAAGTACCATCTGAACTTATCTTTGTGTAATTTTGATCAAAATCCACAACCATTTCATCAGTTTTGTAATCCTGAATTGCCCAATAAGAACTTGATGGAAGTAATAATGTATTTAAATATACTGAGGATGTTATAAATTGTCTTACTGGATAGGTGGGTCTTGTAGCTAATCTAATTCTATATTGTTGAGTTCCGTATTTAAATTCATTTTTATTATTTGCAAAATTTACAACAAAATCATCTGTTGTTACTAAAGATCCTGTTATGTAATTGCTATCATCCCATTTTATTTCTAGTGTAGGTGGATATATTGTGTGAGTATCAACGCTAAAAAATTTGGTTCTTATGTAAGATCCAGAATTATTTTCTATAGAAGTGGGAAACTTTATCAAAAATCCGTAATTTGGAGCTGAACCCGAAAACCAAGAAGACACTATGGAAGTTACATCAGCGTTAATGTCTTTATTATCCGAATAAGAAAAACTCTGAGTTGTGTAAGTTTGGTTCCAAGATCCTCCCCCAGAAATATTATAATAACTAGAACTTACCCAAGTTGTGTAAGATTGAGTTACGTATGCAGTCGGTGAATTCCAACAAACTCCGTTTATTGTATCTGGATAATCTATAAATTTACCAGTGCCCATGTCCCAAGATTGACTAATCTGACGAAATTCAAAAGAGTAAGTTGTTGACAAATTTTCAGCTTCTGCTAAATACAATCTTAAATTAGCTACGAAAGATGATCCGGTACACAGTGATTGAATTTTTGACAAATCTGAATTAGAAAATTCGATCAATGATCGTCTTATGTCCTCCTTCGTAGCAGCTAAGTAAGTGCCATTAGTTGTAGCGCCATAGTTTTGAACTCCTATTTCTAAAATTTCATCCAGCCCCGTGTTTTTTCCCACATCAAATGAATATATTGAAGCGTCTGCTGATGGAAATATTTTGTAAACTGCCATGTTTTAATTATTAAAAGTTAACAACTCTGCCCTGTATATCATTGTTTGGATACAATACTTCAAATATACAAGGATCCAAAGAGGGGTAAATTACATTATTCACAGTAGCTCCACTTATATCGTAAGCGTATTGAGAATAAGTGGCCCCTGTGGGGTCAGTTAAATTTGTGATTGATATATTTTTTACAGTTTGGACCCCAGAAATTTGGTCTAATAAAGAGTAAATGTTAGTTAGTATTATTGGTTGATTTATTTGCCAATTTTCTATGTTAAAAAAATCTTGTAACGCAGTAATGCACCTGGATATGACGTCCTGACCGTTGAAGTTTGGTAGTATTACTACATCAAAATTTACTCCTATATTCACTATGTAAGCCTGTTCTATTTTAATTGCGTCTGTTAACATCCTATAATCCTGAACATAGGTTTGTATATTTTGTAAGAGCGCAGGAGTTGGTTCTGCTAGATTACCGTTAGTGTCCAATCCAAGAACGTAGAGAGTTATTAACAGAGGATTTTGTTGGGCAGGATCCCCATTAACATAATTTGAAAATGTTTGATCATTTTTAGTAACATAGGCCTTTGAAACTTTTCCGTATATTGGTGGCATGCAAAGCACTCTAGCCAAATAATCCTGTTGAGTTACGGCTCTCCATTGAGTTGGAAATTCAGCCAAAATATTCATTCTAAGTTCGTCAACAGTATCAGCGTCCCCTCCACCAACAGAAGAACTAACGTTATTTGTAACTAGAGTATTTGAATATGTTGTATTTGGATTTCCAATGGCATTATAAGAAACAACTTTTGTTAATTCTCCTATTCCAACATTAGAACTAGCTCCACCGCCTGCGAGATAGCTAAACGTGATAGTAACGTTGTTGGGCGCAACACCGTAAGTTTGAGTAGTGACAAAGTCAGTGGGATCCCAAGAGCTAGATAGATAACTTAATCCTCCGCCGGTGAATCCAACACTAACATTATTAGGATTGGGTAAAACTGCAGTATCAGCCACAGAATTAATCCCAGGACCAAATTCAATTGTTAATGTGTTATTAGAAGTAAATCTTGATACAAACCTATTTGGAGCTTGAATTTTTTGTATTATGTAAGGAACTTGATTTTGGTACTGATTTAAAGACGGATAGTTCGTCGCAGTATTGGTTACAGGAGTAAGTATGTAATCTTGAGCTAGATACGGAACTTCATACCAGTTATTTCCGTTTGAATCTATGGCACTTATTATTGAAATAATATTACTATCGTTTATAGTAACGGTTGAAAATCTTTGTGCAGTAGAAAAAGAAAAACTTTGATTTTTTACTTGACCGGATATGGCTTGCGTTGATTTTTGTAATAGGTAAGATGTTGGAACAGAGGACCCATTCACTTGATAAACTGATACAGTTGTTGGGTTTAAAGAGGATGATGTTGTAAAATCAATAATATTTCCCACAAAATAATACGCGGAACTATTCACGTTCGATTGAACTTGCATTCCCTGCTGTATTGTAAGGGCGTAAGAAAAATCAGGATAGGGTTGTCCTCCCACTGTTTTAGCTGGTACCTGCTGATACACATCTAAATTAACTATTGCAGCTGATGTGACTTTTGGTCGATAACCTAACATATAGGCCAATGTGTATAAATTATTTGGCTGTTTTGCATATTGAACAAATGTTTCTTGAATTTGATTGTCCAAATAAAAAGATAAAACGTCTCCAACATAAGCAGCCATTTCTATAAACATGCTACCTGGAGAAGCTTGACTAAAATCATTATATACTGTTGGATAATAAGATTGTGCGTAGCTTATTAGGTCCGCTTTAAGGGACGAAAAATTCTTATTTAAATACGATATGTTTGGTTGATTGGGCATTAGTTTTGTATTGAAATGGTCGCTAAATCTGTTTGATTAGTACCCAATAGTACATAATTTAAAGTTATTGTAATTATGTTATTGTCAGGATCTCCCAAAAAATTTAATTGGGTTACACTTATATTTGGAAAATATGCTTGAATTTTATTTGATATATTGCTCTTTAAAGAAATTAAAGAATCATTTGTGATTTGATTAAAAACCATTTTTCTTAAGCCTGCACCAAAATTTGGATTAAAAGGTCTTTCTCCTGTATCGGTTAATAAAAAATTTATTAGGTTGTATTTTATTTGTTCGGTGCTAGTATATACAGGAGTAAATGCATTGGGAGCAGAAAACGGTATTTTAACCCCCAAAGATGTGGAAGGTTTAAAATCT